GGTGGTTAGACTTCACGCCCCCGTGTTGATATTCATAGACAATTTTGTCTAGTGTATTTTGAGTGAGCATTTGATTGCTCCTTTCTTTAGCGGATTTCTTTACCGCTTGTTTTTCTTTATATATTTAGTCTAGCAGGGGGGACTGACATTTAGACCCCTATTCTCGGGCGTGTCGGAATTTATTTTAGAATAACCCTGTGAGATAGGACACACTCACGCTCAATATGGGCGGACTATCCATTTTGTCCGATTTTGATTTATATGTGTATCGTACAAATTAAAAATATATTAACATTTTCTGAAATCTAAAAAAGCAGTTGATCAAAAAAAGCTTGACATCGAAAATATAAATAGTATAATTTTTCTAGGGGGGTCGGGGGGTCAGCAAATCAATAAATAATAAATATTAATATATATAAGACCTAAGACCTAAGATCAAGTGAATAGTATAATATAAATATGGCAAAAATTAAAGCTTATTTAATAGGGGACTGTCAATCCAATAGAATTTACGAACACTATAATGGAGACGGATCAATGCTTGATTTGTACTTATGGGGCAAAGGTGGACAGAGTGCCTGGAACTTCAACCCACAAAAATTTAAAAAGACAGAGATGCTTGGATCTGGTTTAGAGCATGGCGTGAATAAGACATACAAACCATTTTCATTTTCTTTAATAGAGAACAAGCCAGAAAATCTTATAATAGCTTGGTTTGGATATATTGATTGCAAGTACAAGATACACTTAGCAGGCGGGGATACCGAAAAGACAGCTTATAAATATCTTGAATCATTAAAGAGAGAATACAATGAGGCAACTATATTATTGATAGAGCCATTACCTCAATTCATAGAAGATATCTATATAGAGTCAGAAAAAATCCCAGTATTTGGATACGATATTCGTAGGCCTATAGAATTAGAATTTTGTCATCATCTAAAAAAGTTTGCAAAAGACTTTGGCATAACTGATTATATAACTCAAGAAGAGATCCTAGAAGCAGTTGGCTTGCCAGTATTGAGATTAAAAGATACTCCAAACGATAGAGTTATAGAAATTGATGGATTAAAGCCACATCATAATTTAGCTATCTATAATTTAATAATTCAGAAATGTATGAAGATAATATCCTAGTTGACTACAATTATGGTATACTAGTGATATGAAATGTAACTTTTGCGATAATCCAAAATACATAGAGCGTATGAACTCTAAAGGCGTACTTGAAAATTTTTGTCAGAGTTGTATTACAAAATTAATTAGCGGGAACCGAGTAAGTTGAGCTGGATACAGGCATCAGTTATATTTGGACCAATAATAATATTGATCATTGCATTTTGGGATGATATAAAATAAAGCAGTTGACTAGGATATATATGAAGAAATTATCAGCATTAGTAAGTACCATTGCGATAGCAATCCTTTCAGGAGTTGCATTGTCTAAATTTTTAAATTGGGCGGGACATCAAGAAATCTTTGATTTCGACCTAGATGAAGATATAGATAATGAGGATGTCTAGGTCAATACTCTGGCTATCTTGGATTCCAGGAACATACTCAATAATATACAATATGGTAAATAGGGACGAATCGGACAAGCTAGCGAAATATCTAGCCGATGTGAGATATCAAAAAAATAATTATTTTGAAGCTAACAATCTTATGGCTAGGTCTTCGCTAGAATGGGTCATAAAGGGCCTTAAGAGCCGATTAGAGACTTGTATGAACGCAGAGTCAGGGGTATGTGACCTATGGTACTTAGAATCCCATTCTGACTGTTTATTACTAATGAATCTAATATATGAATATAGTGGAGATCCCCTGTATGATGCTAAATTATAAAATGGGTTCTTCTACCGCCGCCGCACTTCAATTTTTTCACTTTCGCACTATTTGCCCATTATGGTATTATTTATAAATGAATAGTTTAATATTAACTTTTCCAAGATGCGGATCATTCTATCTGCAACAACTTATTCATCAAAATTCTGGAATCATGCTTCCAAAAAGCCATATCATAGAAGGGTCTGATAAAAAAGATTTAATATCTATCATTAGGAATCCACAAGACTCTATTAAGTCTATGATTTCGATGGAAATGCATTACAATAAAGATTACAGATTTAACTTAAAAGATATAGAAAGATCTTATATAGAAATGAATGATTATTTAACTAATAATAATGCATTATTGATTAGGTACGAAGACTTACTAGACAAGCCACAAGAAATAACAAAAAGAGTTTGTAGGTTTTTAGGTAAAGAGATTTTAAGTGTTAACTACGTTAACGTTCTAAAAGACATTAAAGAAGACAATCACTTGGTATCCAGCAAAGACTCTAAATATTATCTACTTGTAGACATAAAAAAAGAAGATTTAGTTGATGCCAACGAGTCCTATTTTAAAACTTTAGAAAAATGTATTTAGTCCTAATATATCTTTTATTTTTTTATTAAGCATATACCTTGACCTCTTAGCTCAATTTCTGTAATGTCATTAAAAAAGTCTCTAACTGCTTTTTCGGCACCGTATGAGAAACCTTCATGAAAATTAGTTATTACCCAACCTCCAGGAATAACCTTATCCCAAAAGAATTCTAAAGAATCCTTTGTCGGTTGATATAAACTTAGGTCTAAATGTAGCAATGCTATAGGTCTATCTTTTATCTCGTTAAATCTAGATGGGATCCATCCTTTATAAAAATAAATATTTTTATATTCTGATAAAACATTTTTGCATACATCAATTTCAGACTTCCAGGTAAGATCTTTGTATATAGGGTTATCGAATTCTCCTACTTCAGAAAGCCCTTCCCATGAATCAAATAGGTGGAGATCTTTTTTACAATGCTTTGCTAATTTTTCTGCAGATGAGCCAGTCCAGCTACCACACTCTACAAAATCACCATCAGGAATAGAGAGATTTAATAATGTTGCATCAAACTCTAATGCCCATTCTTTATTTACCGTAGGGTATGTAATTCTATTTACCAGCTCTGTTTTCTAGTTCGTCTCTTAGTTTATCTTGAGCAGTAGTACGCTCCTGGATCATGTCGGCAAATTGAGGGTTAACTCTAAACGGAGAGTTCCAGTCATTTAGCTGTCTTTCAGTAGGATTTTCATGTCTTCCTATCTGCTCTTCCCATTCGGGGGTTTTGTAATTATAGAATGTTCCTGGATTGTCTTCTGCAAGTAACGCAAAAGTTGAAAAAGCGTATCTAGTTCCAGAAAGAGTTTCCATAGTTCCATGATCATATGGAGAGCAAGCTCCGTGTAAAACTATGTCCCCAGGCTTTACTGGAACGATTAAGCACGGCTCTGCCATTTTTGCTTCATCTATTCTTAGGTTGCCAGTCTTTTCTGTGCCGTCTGGATTTATGTTTGGATAGTATAGTTCTCCGCCAGTAAAGTCTCCAATGTATGCAATCATTCCATACTCTAGTTCACAACAAGTTGACCATTGATCAATTTCCAATAATAGGTGACAGTTTCCTTTTCCAGGGCTATCGGTATGTACAAACATTCCTTCGTCTCCAGGACCAGTGACCATAAGGTTTCTTACTGGGTGAATAACAATTTCAGGGTGTATTAATTCAGACATAAACTTCCAAAGAGGGAAGGTCTCTTTAAATGGAGGGCTCATCTTGTCTGCATACCAGTCTCTAACGCTCCACAAATTTGGGTTAGAGTGTCTTTCAAATTCTTGTCCTCTAGCGTATACCGCATCGTAGATATCTTTTGGAATTACATTTTCAAATTTGTATATTCTTGGAGCTAACTTTATACAGCGTGGATCGTCATAAAACATTATTTCTTCTTTCTCTTAAATAAAAATTTTTTTAAAAAGTTTTCAATTTTTGCTTCTAACTTACCAGCATGACTATCTTCTTGATAATGACGGGATCGAAAGTACGGGCTTTGCATAACTTTGGAAAAGTGATCTCTTGTCATGATTAACCTCCTTAAAAGCTGTTAATTAATTATACCACTGAAAGCATTAGAAACCCCTAATCAGAGGCGGATCCGATTAGGGGTTTAAGGACTTTCGCCCTATACAGGGAGTACGAATACTCAACCTGAATACTAAGTGTATATTTAATGCCTTACAAAGTCAAGCATTATTTCCAAACCAGACCTTGTCCAGTAGGTAGCTCTAATATTTTATCTTTACCAAAAAAATCATCCATTGCTTTTCTTGCACCAATAGTTTTATATGAACCATAATCGTCACAAATAATAACGCCACCAGGAACAATTTTTGGCCAGAAATAGTTTATTGAGTCTTTTGTAGGTTCGTATAAATCAACATCAATATGAACATAAGAATAGTTTAGGGGCTCTATTTTTTCAAAAACATCAGGTATCCATCCAGCATATAGCTCTGGGCTTCTGCATCCTTCTAGGATAAGTTTGGCTCTGTCGATTGGAATTTCTAGTTTAACTGTTTTAAAGTAATCAGTATCAAATTCTCCAGGCTCTGAAACTCCTTCAAAAGAATCTATTCCTATAAATCTTTTATCACACAAGTCTTGAACAAAATACATTGACATTCCTGCATATACACCGCACTCCGCAAAATTTGCATGAAGCTTTGCCTGTTGAATTGCTATTTGTCTTAGAACATACAGCCTTCCATAAAAAGGGCTATTTATATCATTAGACATATTAGCCTTTTTGTTTAATGCATCGTGAATAGATGTAAATACGGGGTCGTCAACCCATCTTGCTACAGATGATTCCAATTACTCTTCTGTTCCTATTAATTGCCAGCTGGGATAATGTGTAACCATTCCTCTAATTGCTAAGCACTCTTCTTCAGAATTTGCAGTAACGATAAGCTTTGCATTTATGCCATTAGGAAATTCTTCTGACCTGTCTAGGCCGTTAGCATTTTCCCTAAATGTTTGTAATACAACTTCTGTAATTGGCTCAAATATATATTTAGTCATTTATAATACCCTTTTCTAAAAGAACGTCATATAGAGCAATTGCAATAACCTTAAAAGATTCATTGCCCTGTTCCATATATACCTTCTGATCTTCTTCCGATGTACCAGCTCTAGAATATAGATCCTTCATCGTATCGATTATCGAATTCAACATTATGTCTAATGTATCTTGTCTACTCATTTGTTTCTCCTGGATTATAAGAAGGCGACGGCCCAAGTAAGTAACCCGCCTGATGATATTCTACCATTTTAGCAGTATCTTCGCTACCAGCTAATTTATTAGATATCAAAGTCAATATGTCATATATTCTATGAAGCATGATATACGAGACCATAGGGAGATTGTCCTCTAGGTTGCTTGTATTTTCGTTATTCTGGTCTTCCTGCATCTAGCCAAAAAATCTCTCTACCCATTGCGTCTGTCACCTGAATTGGAGCAGACTCAGTTTCTAATTTACAAATACATTCTTCTTTACACATTTTTATCCACCTGAGCAACTATATTCTGATAAGTTGCTAGCCCTAATGCTTTTTTATACTTACAAGATAGGCAATATAAGTATACCTCATCTAAAATAGTCTGATTACAAAAAAGAATGGATTGGTCTACTGGGCATAAAAGCTTTTCAACCAATCCTTCTTCTGACATGGAAATGTAGGTTGATACGTATTGTATCCTCATCCCATCTCCTTTACTTTGTCGGAAATTTTAATAAAAATTCCTTAGCTCTTGGGGTCATCCCCTTCCAAGCTGACCAATCAATACCGCCATTGGTCATATAGTACGTTATCTCTGCGTTTGTTACTGGGTCGAATAACTCCTTGTTACTCTGTAGATCAAATTTCTCAAGTCTTGCTGGACCTAAGTCTCCAATCATATTTATTTGAAATAATCCGTAAGAACTATCTCCTGTATTCCTATTCCCGTTATATGCAAGCGGTCTTCCATTAGATTCACGCTTTGCTATGGACCAAGCTTGTTTAAGGCCTACTCCTTCGAATCCTACAGTCTCAAGTAATAGTTTTAACTCTTCGTCTGTAAGCATCTCAGATGGTTTGTAAATTTCTTTACTAAAGCTATCTAAGACTTCTTGCTTTAATTGGGCTTCAGTTTTCACTAAAGGTTCTACTACAGTTAAAGCGTTTGCCGAGTTACCAAACAAAAATAACATTGTTACTGCTATTATTGTCCAGTCACGAACCAAATCGCTAAACTGTTGCTTTATATTCTCCATTGGCATTTCCTCCTATAGAGATAACGAACTACAATCATAACATTAATATATAGACAATGTCAACCTAGTTAACTAAAATAGTTAAACATATTTGAGGCACTAGACCGCTAAATAAAAGTTTGATACACTAGGACTTCATCTAAAAATTATACCGCAAGGCGGAGAAAAGGTCGTATAAAAAAATGTCACAAACTATTGCAAATCCTTATGAGAACTTTATTGCTTTATCCAGATATGCAAAATGGGTAGAAGCGGAAGGTCGTAGAGAAACATGGGGAGAAACAGTAGATAGATATTTTTCTTTTATGACCAACCATTTAAAAGAAAACCATAATTATATTCCAAATGAGAAGCTTGTTGCGGAATTAAAAGAGTTTGTATTTAAAAGAAATGTAATGCCATCTATGAGATCAGTCATGACTTCTGGAGCCGCATTAGAAAGAGACAACGTTGCTGGATACAACTGTGCATTTTTACCAGTTGATTCTCCAAGATCGTTTGACGAAACAATGTATGTTCTTATGTGTGGAACAGGTGTTGGATTCTCAGTAGAATACAAGTACATTAATAAGCTTCCTGCCGTTCCAGAAAAACTAGAAAAATCAGATACTGTTATTGTGGTAGAAGATTCAAAACAGGGCTGGGCAAAAGCATACAGAGAACTTTTAGCACTGCTTTGGACTGGACATATTCCAGCAATTGATGTTTCAAAGGTCCGTCCAGCAGGAGCAAGACTTAAAACTATGGGCGGAAGATCATCTGGCCCACAGCCATTGGTAAACCTTTTTGACTTTACGATTGCAAAGTTTAAGAATGCAACAGGAAGAAATTTAAAGCCAATTGAATGTCATGACATTATGTGTAAGATTGGTGAAGTTGTTGTTGTAGGTGGAGTTCGTCGCTCTGCAATGATTTCTCTTTCTAATATTAACGATATTGAGATGGCTCAAGCAAAGTCAGGAAATTGGTGGGAGCAAAGCCCACAACGTGCATTATCAAACAACTCTGTTGCATATTCACGCAAGCCAGAGATGGAGCAATTTATTGCAGAATGGAAATCTCTTTATGACTCAAAGTCGGGAGAACGAGGTATATACAACGTGGCCGCAGCTCAAGCCCAAGCAGCCAAATTTGGAAGAAGAGATCCAGATATACACTACGGAACTAACCCATGCTCAGAAATTATTTTACGTCCTTACCAGTTTTGTAACCTTTCAGAAGTCGTATTACGTGAAAATGATACAAAGAAAGATATTCAGCGCAAAGTTGAGCTTGCAACAATTCTTGGAACGTGGCAATCAACACTGACAGACTTTAAGTATCTTCGCAAGATTTGGAAAGACAATACTGAAGAAGAAAGACTTCTTGGAGTTTCTCTTACTGGACAGTTCGGTCATAAGTTCATGTCTGGCAAAGAAGATTTAATTGCTCTTGAAGCATTTCTTATGACTTTACGTGAGAAGGCAAGAGAAGTAAATAGAGAAGAGTCTGGCAAGATTGGAATTCCTGAATCTGCAGCAATTACTTGCGTTAAGCCTTCAGGAACAGTGTCTCAATTGGTCGGTGTATCTTCAGGAATGCATCCATGGCATTCACCACATTATATTCGCACAGTTCGTGGTTCAAAGGGAGATCCCATTTCTACATTTTTGAAGGAAGTTGGAATCCCTGTAGAAGATGACGTAATGAAGCCAAACGATACATACGTGTTTTCGTTTCCAGTAAAAGCACCAGAAGGTGCAATTGTTAGAAATGATTTAACTGCAATTGATCACTTAAACATTTGGCTTGTTTATCAGCGAGCTTGGTGTGAGCATAAGCCTTCTATTACTGTTTCCGTAAAAGAAGATGAATGGATGGAAGTTGGAGCCTGGGTTTATAAAAACTTTGACGAAGTTTCTGGAATCTCTTTCCTTCCTCATTCAGAGCACACTTACAAGCAAGCTCCATACCAAGAAGTTGAAAAAGCAGAATACGATGCTCTTGTTGCAAAAATGCCAACTAGCATTAGATGGGAAGACCTATCATTTTATGAGACAGAAGATGGCACATCTACAAATGCCACGCTTGCTTGCAGTTCAGACGGAAACTGTGAACTTGTGGATATCTCGGCATAGTGGTAGAATTATAGTATTGGGTAAAACCAAAATTCATGGGCATCCCGCCCACGAGGAGATGATAAAATGGCTAAATTTGCAAAAGCAGATTTAAACAAAGATGGAAAGGTAACAATGCAAGAACAGATTCTAGCAGCGTTAGCAAGCTACGGAAGAGCATTTCTTTCAGCAGCGCTAGCCTTATACATGACAGGAAATACAAATCCCAAAGATTTATTACTTGGCGGAATCGCAGCCGTTGCGCCAGTGCTATTAAAGGCACTTAACCCAAATGACAAGAATTTCGGGTTTGTTAACAAAGCCTAAAAAATAGTCAATTAAGAATACTCCTGTGCTAAAATTAGTACAGGAGTATTCCTATTTAGGAGACTATGGCAAATGGCAGGACAAAAGAACTTTGAAGTAGATCAAAATGCTACATTTAGCTTTGTACTAGAATACAAAGATGATAATGGAAATGCAATTGATCTAACAGGCGCATCTGCAAAGATGCAAGTTCGTGATACAAAAGGTGGAGCAAAACTAGCTGTTACCTTAACATCACCTTCTGGTGGAATAGTAATTGACCAATTAAACGGAAAGTTAACTATCAAAATGACACCTACACAAACAAACAAACTCTTTTATCCTAAATCATCTTATGATTTAATGGTTGTCGATTCTAATGGGAACAAAATAAAACTCCTTGAGGGCTTTATGACGCTCAATAGATCGGTAACCATATAATGACAGAATCAATAGTCGTAACCGAAGTAATCAATGATGTAATAATCTCATCCCCAGGACCTCAAGGCCCTAGGGGTAAAACCATTTTAAGTGGCACGGGTGCACCATCAAATAACCTAGGGCTAGAAGGAGACTTCTACTATGATTCAGTTTTATCTAAATTCTATGGACCAAAGCTATCAGACCTAACTTGGCAAAATGCCAAGGTCATAACTCTTACAGCAAACACTCTATCGTACTCATGGGAATTGGCACAGCTAACTGGTCCAGTTGCTGGAATATATTCTTTATCAATAGAGCATAACTTGGGTTATCACCCAAACGTAACAATCAAATCAAGCGCAGGGGATATACTTGAAACAGGTATAGACTATAACGATATAAACAAAATTACACTGACTATGGCACAGCCATTTTCAGGGACAGCATATCTGTCATAAGGGGGAAAGACAATGTCAAAAAAGTTTTTAGTTAGTATTGACCTCAATAAAAATGAGTTACTCAATGCTAGAATTCAAAATTTAGGATCAGCACCAAGCAACCCAGTATCAGGTCAGGTTTACTACAATACTGGCGATAACATCATGTACTTCTGGAATGGCACAGAGTGGATTTCTACTTCTGGTTCATTAGAAGTTATTCAAGATGCAATCGGAGCATATGTAGAAGGTGGAGTAGGTCTTACAAGATCATATAACGACACCACTGGCGTAACAACAATAGATTTAGATAATACAGCAGTTACAGCAGGAACATATGGTTCAATTACCAAGGTTCCAACATTTACCGTTGATCAGCAAGGACGACTAACTGGAGCTAGCGAGGCCAACCTTGTTATTCCACTAGACACACAAACAACAGGTGACTATGTAGCAACAATTATTGGAACAGCCAACGAAATAACTGTAACTCCAAATAGCGGACACAATGCTGCAGTAACAATTGGTTTGCCAGACAACGTAGAAATATCTGGTAACTTGCAGGTCGGTGGAAACTTAAATGTTGTCGGAACAGTTAACTCTGTAAACACAACTCAGATTAATATTGAAGATAATAAGGTAAAGCTTAATAGCAACTTTACTGGAGCACCTACAACAGACGCAGGAATTCTAGTAGAGCGTGGGTCAGAAGCAGATGTTGAAATCCTATGGAATGAAACATCAGACAAATGGACACTTACAAATAATGGGTCTAACTACCACGCAATTGCAAGAAAATATGCAGAGGTTCTTTCAGCTACTTCTACAACACACCCAGTGCTACATAGATTAGGCACAACTGAAGTTACAGTTCAAATATTTGAAGCCGCATCTCCATTTGCACAGGTTGAAGCCGATGTAAAGATAACAGATGAAAATACTGTAACAATTGACTTTGCTGTTGCACCTACAGCAGGACAATACAAGGTAGTAGTAGTAGGATAATAAGATGTCTCGTCAAATGAAGGTTGCATTAAACCTGTTAACCATACAGGATGATCCAGCCAATGCTCGTGAGGGTGACATTTATTATAATGTCATTACTAAAAACTTGCGTATATTTAATGGAGCAGTTTGGATGGAGCTTACACCCCCAAGCGATGACCCAACCCCATTCTATGAGCATACACACGCATTTGACGGAAGGCTACATACAGTAGACGTTAGAAATCCAATTAGGTTTCAAAACTATAATGAAGTTGAAGGACCTGAACAGGCTTTGCCAATAGTTGCAGGTATAATAGGAGGAGGCCCAGAGGACGATTTGGTAGATCCAAATTATACTCAACTGACACTGTTTAGTGGCGGCGCTCCAGATTCAATACCAGAACCAGAAGAAGACAATACATTGCTAGAAGGAGGAGCTTCAACAGAACAAGACTCAACAGTTATTGATTTTGGAGGAGCATAAATAATGTCAACAAAAATTCTATTTAGAAGAGATACATCTATAAACTGGACAACAGTAAACCCAGTTTTACTTCCAGGTGAAATCGGTATTGAAACCGATACATATAAATTTAAAATAGGTAATGGTTCTAGATGGAACCAGCAATCATTTTATGCATTTAAAGTAGGCGCAGCTAATGGTGTTGCAACGCTTGGCGCAACTGGAAAAGTTCCAATTTCTCAATTGCCAGATTATGAGTCAGTTAATACTGAAGTACAGGCAGTAGTTGATGCAAAGTTTAGCACTCAATCAACAAGCAATTTATCAGAAGGATCTAACTTATACTTTACAAATGCAAGAGCGCTTGCTGCTAATGCATCAGCAATTTCTAATGCTGCCACCGCTGAATCGGTAGCAAGAAGCTCAGCAATTGCAGCAGCCAAAGCAGAAGCAATTGCAGCAGCAGAAACTTCATCGACATCAGCAATTGCAGCAGCTAGAGCAGGAATTTTAACAGAAGCTTATTCAGATGCTACAAACATAGCAGGATCACTTGTTACACAGGAAGCAGCAGCAAGATCTTTAGAAATAACTGCAGCAATAGAAGAAGAGGTGTCAGATAGAAATAGTGCAATAAATACTGCAATTTCTAATGAAATTATTAACAGAAATACTGCAATAAATTCTACGACTACAACTCAAATTGCAGAAGGAACTAATTTATACTTTACAGACGACAGAGCAAAAGCAGCTGTTGCATCAGATATTGCTACAGCCACAGCAAGCGTTTCTCTAACAGGCAAAACAACAAATCACCTTGCAGAAGGCACATTAAATAAATACTTTACAGATGCCAGAGCTTTATCTGCAACAAACTCAAAGTTTACACAAGCAACAATTTACACAAATACGGTAGCAGAAGAATTAAGAGCAGAAATTGCAGCAGCCTATGTAACAAATCCATCGTTATCTAACCAGCTAGGAGCATATGTTTCTGAAGGAGATAAAGATCAGCCAGGAGGATACGCTGGCTTAAACAATTCTTCTCAAATTTTAGAGTCAGTTATTCCATCAACAATTGCAAGAACGACAGACATTACAACAGCAATTGCAAATGTTGTTAATTTAGCCCCAGACTCACTAAATACTTTAGGTGAGCTTGCAACTGCTTTTCAGGCAGATCAAAGCGGTCTTGCAGCATTAGTAACTACAGTAGGAACAAAATTAGACTCATCCGTAGCTGCTACAACATATGCACCAAAAGCAAATCCAACCTTTACAGGAACAGTCGCTGGAATTACAAAGACTCACGTAGGCCTAGGAGATGTTGATAACACATCAGATATAAATAAGCCAATTTCAACGGCAGTAAATACCGCTCTAGATCTCAAGGCTCCATTAAATAGCCCTGTATTTACTGGGGCTATAGATTTTACTGGAGTGGATGTAACTGGATTAACAGCAATTGCAGGACTTCCAGATCAGACATCACATTCTAATAAATTTTTAATGACTAATGGCTCTAGCCCTAGCTGGGAAACTTTAGACGTTTCTGCTTTAGCACCACTAGCAAACCCAACATTCACAGGAACAGTTTCATTTACAAATGCCACTGTTAACTTTAGTGATTCTTCAATACCAAGCGCAGCATTAGAAGGCGTAATCCCAAATACTAAATTAGAAAAATCTTCTATCGGTATTAACGGAAACGTGGTTTATCTAGGAGACGTAGTAACACTTGGAGGATATTCAAATGCCGCCAGCCCTAATGCACAAAACAAAATATTGTATGGAACTTCTGTTGATGCGCCAGCTGGCACATACGTAGCAGGAGACATTTACATTCAATACTAAGAACGGAGAAATAATTGCCATTTAAAATTTTTGACGGGTCCTCTTGGTTGCCGTCCAAAAAAATTAAAGTCGTAACGGGTGCAGGCCCACAAGACTATAAGAAGGCATTTATTTTTAACGGAACATCATGGGTAGAAATATTAGAAAAGCCAAAAAAGCTAACAGATCCAACTTTATCATATTCAAGAACAGATGAGTTTAAAGGAGTTGGACAAACAGTAACCTCTACAAATGGAACTTGGGAAGGTAGTCCAACATCTTACAAGTACCAGTGGGAAAAGGGAATATATGCTGGGGCAGAGATCAACTGGTCAGAAATTACTGGGGCAACACAAAATAGTTTCCTATTAACTGGAGATCTAGTTGGATATAAAATTAGATGCGCTATTATTGCTACAAATAATGCAGGTGACAGCGAAAAAGCTTATGGGACATCTGCATTCATCATGTTGCCTGAATTCATTCAAACAATAACTGCATTTGTGCAGCAAGATAGTGTCGGATATATAAACGGAAAAATTAGAGTATTTTGGGATATATCTGAAGGCGCAGACGGATATGAAATAATTTATCAAGGTCCAGGAATTCCAAATACTGTAGTAAGAATTACAGGACAAGGAAACAACCTTTGGGACTTTGATTTCGGAGCTAATAATTTAGACGATCTTATTGGATTAACGACTGTTGGGATATCTATAGCTCCATATAACAACACATCTTCTGCCGCTGCGGCATACAGAGCGGCAATTGGAAGCAATGAAACTGAAACCTTAAAGCTTTACCAAAACGCAAGCATTAATAATTTAAATCCCTTATTGCCATCATTAACTGCAACTGTTTATCAAAATCCTGGAGGAGTAGATGATCAGGCTGGAATTATTGATTGGTCTTTGATTAATATAACACAGACGAGATATGAAATTTACTCAGAGTGGCCAGACGGAAGTCCGTTTGGTCCATTTGCTATGGCAACTAGAGATGCCACATCAAGCTTTATAACAAATTATACACCAGGCTCAACGTCTGGACCATGGAAAGTTCGTGTATATGGAACATCACGAGGATATCGTGGAACACCTACAGTTGTAGACTTCTTTAATCCAACACAAGAATATTATTGGGAATCAGATTCAGGCTCATTCGTATCTTCTTCTGTAAAACCAGTTTCTAGCACTCCACCAACACTAACCCCTACTGGGGATGTAGGTTCTGGAATAACTATAACTGCAAATCAAGGAGAATGGACAAACACTCCAACCTCTTACAATATAAATATTATGAAGCTTAGCCCACTAACAATTGTAGCAAGCGGTACAACAAGTGCTACTTATACAACAACCCAGCAAGACCTTACAGACCAGGCAGAGTTTAAGGCATATGCTACTGCAACAAATAGTGCTGGTACAAGCTTAACAGCAGAGTCTACAACTACAACAAGATGCTTTACCGCAAGCACAATTCCAAGTGGAGGAGTAGCTAATATATTTGGTAGCGGACAAGTAGGCACTACAATTTCAATGAGCACTACTGGATGGTCTACTGGTAGCGGTCTACCACTTGGTTACAATACAACTTTACAAAAAATGGACGGCCAGGCAAATTATGTTGATATGGGAGTTACTTCTTATGTAGTAACAGCAGCAGATTTATCCAACTACATATCTAAAGGAGGAGGATCTTTTCCTCAAATGTTTAGAGCTAAAGCAAGTGCATATAACTCTGCAGGAACATCAGATCCAGTTTATTCTAGCTCCATTACTGCAAGTGCTTCAACCTTTATTGTTCCTAATTTTGTTGGAGGTTCAGTTCCTTCAAGCACCAGCCAATATACAATTTCTAATGGCGGACAAGGAAACTTTACATCTAACCTTTCTTCAGTTGGATTAGTATCATCACAGTCCCCAGCTGCTGGTACAACAGCAAATGTTGGATCAACAATTACTGTGTATACATACGCATACCAGGCAGCTGGAGTTGCTCCATCAGGAGGACAGGCATCGATATCTGGAACTGGAGTTGTTGGAACAACTATAACAGCTGGAATTTTAACAGCAGCTACAGGAACTCCAACACCAACTTCATCAATTCAACTTCAAGCAAGTGATTCAAACTTAAACTTTGTAGACACAGGAAGCACAAGTGTAACAGTAACACAGGCAGACGTAGAAGTATATATTAGCAAGGGTGGAGTATCAGCTCCAAGACAATGGAGAGCAAAGCTTGTTTCGACAAATGCTAGTGGTACAGAAACAGTCTACACTGGTTCTATTTCTGCTTCTGCTGCAGTTATATCACCTACTTTCCCAACCTTCCCAACCTTCCCAACTTTCCCAACCTTCCCAACATTTAAGGCGCCATCTTTCCCAACGTTCCCAACTTTCCCAACCTTCCCAACTTTCCCAACGTTCCCAACTTTCCCAACGTTCCCAACGTTCCCAACATTTAAGGCGCCATCTTTCCCAACGTTCCCAACATTCCCAACGTTCCCAACGTTCCCAACGTTCCCAACGTTCCCTTACTTCCCTGCATTTAAGGCGCCATCTTTCCCTACTTTCCCTACCTTCCCTACCTTCCCAACGTTCCCAACGTTCCCAACCTTCCCAACCTTCCCTGAATTTAAAGCAAGTAAATCTTGTTTAGAAGCAAATACCAGGTTGCTAACATTAAATAATGGTTATGTTGCAGCAAAAGATATATCAATTGGAGATAAACTAGTTTCTATTTCAGCAGCAGACTTCGGCAATCAATCAATGAAGTTCTTTAATGTCAATAAAGATGTAAATCTTGTAGGCGTTGAAGTTATTAAATCTGAAATGTCAACAAAGGATGTTCTTTCATTCAACGGAACAGAAAAGTATTTCTCTTACGGACAGCCAATATTTATTAAGCAAGACGGACTTGCAACATGGGTAGAAGCGGGATCGGTAAAAATTGGAGATACTCTATTAACAATAGACGGCTCTACAATAAATGAAGTTTTGGTTAACTCCATAGAGACAGATACTGATAAAGAAGTATACGATATCAGGACACTAGAAAACCAGTGGTTTATTGCAGAAGGATTTATTGTAATTAGTTAATAAATAATGCTGTATAATATACACATAGGCAGTAAAAGGAGGAAAAATGGCTACCAGCTTTCCAACAAGTAAAGATAACCTCTCTAATCCATCTGCAAATGATGAGCTTACGGGACATGCGGCACAACATACAAATGCCAATGATGCAATTGAGGCACTAGAAACAGTAGTAGGTGTAACTGGATCAACAGATTCAAACTCTATCACATATAAGGTTAACCTTATAAATGACACACTGGTTTCAATGACAAATGCAACAGATGCAATTTCAACCCTTTTTGGCCTTGAAGGCAACAACGACCTAACAGTCAATGGAATTGAGAATAAGACAACTATAGATAGCTTCCAGGCGTCAGACTATAGAACAGCTACCTATTCTCTTCAGATAAGTCGTGGAACAGAGTATTATTTCTCTAATATCAGCGTTCTACACGACTCCACAAACATATACGTTTCAGAATCAGACATAGTCTCAAATACGAACAACAATCTTGCCAACGTATTGTTTGAACAATCCAATGGTATAATTAATCTAACGGTCACACCAGTTTCAACGGCTGTAACGGCTAGATATTTTAGAACGGCATTAAAGTAAATAAAGCAGTAAGAGGAGTCATAAAATATGGCAATTGTAAATAAAAACTTTAGAGTAAAGAATGGTCTTATTGTCGACGGTTCCGTCGCAACAGTAAATGGCTATAATGTATTAACAGAGGCATCAACAGCTTTTATTATCTCAACAATTGGCGGATCAGCAGATAGCGCAAACACTCCTAATTCTGTTGTTAAGCGTGATGGAAATGGAAACTTTGCTGCAGGCACAATTACAGCAACCTTCCTAGGCAACGTAACTGGTGACGTAACAGGTACAGTTTCAAGCATTTCAAATCATGACACAAATGATTTAGTAGAAGGAACAGGCGCAGGTTCAAATCTATATTTTACTAATGCAAGAGCATTAGCAGCCACAGCAGCAGCATACGATGCAGCAGGTTCAGCAGCAGCAGCACAAGCAAATGCAGCAACAGATGCAACATCAAAGGTTGCAGCAGAAGCTACAGCACGTACTTCAGCAATTGCATCAGCAATTGCTACAGAGGTTGCTGATAGAAATACCGCAATTGCAACTGCCAAATCAGAAGCAATTTCTGCAGCAGCAGCAGACGCCACAACTAAGGCTAACGCAGCGCAAGCAGCAGCATCAGCAGACGCCACAACTAAGGCTAACGCAGCGCAAGCAGCAGCAGAGGCTACCGCAGCAGCAGCTCTTTCAACTGCAATATCAACAGAAGTTTCAGCTCGTAATACAGCAATTTCAACTGCAGTAGATTCATTAGTAGATGGAGCACCATCTCTTCTTAACACATTAAATGAATTGGCAGCAGCAATAAATGACGACGCTAATTACACAACAACTCTTACATCAGCATTAGCTACAAAGGCTAATTCAACTGATGTTACAGCATCAATTGCAACCGCAGTAAGCACTGCATCATCTGACGCTACAACCAAGGCTAACGCAGCCCAAGCAGCAGCAGAGGCAACAGCAGCAGCAGATGCTACAGCAAAGGTTTCAGCAGAAGCAGCCCTAAGAGTATCTGGCGATTCAGCTTCAGTTGCAACAGCAGCAGCAGATGCTACATCTAAGGCTAACGCAGCGCAAGCAGCAGCAGAGGCAACAGCACAATCTGCTCTAAATGCAGTCAAGGATGGAACTACAAAGTTTACAGTAGTAAATGTAAACGATGTGGCTGTAGTAAAAGCAGCAACCACAACAGTATCATCAGCAAGCACTGTAAATGCTCTTACATGGGCAGCAGCAGATTATCGTACAGCTAAGGCTCTTGTTAAGTTCAAG